CAAAGGCTTCGGGTAAATATAAAACCGGTATTTCCATAAGTTAAAAGTTAGCTAGGCTCTGTCGGCCAAGTGATGTTATCTGGGTCTGACTGAGTAGGTACATCTCTGAGTGCCTGACGATATGTTTTCCATTCATCAGATAGTGTAACATCACTAAGAGCCATCCAATCACATTTTGCAAGTAAAGAACTTCTTTGATTTCTTATTACTTCCCATTTTTGAGCAAGTGCTTCCGCTTCTGTTGGACCACTTGCTTTAAATTCGGCAATTTCTGCCTCTGTCATGGCGATTACTACGCCGTTTACCATTTTGTTCATTAGCTATCGATTATTTGATAAAGTAAAAGTTGAGTATTAGGTGCTATAGAATTGCTACCGCCATAGTCCGAAAACCTAAGTGAATGTATTTCTGTATCGTAGTTTTGATACGCATAAAATTTGCCTGCGTTTTCATCTCTAGAAAGTGCATAAAATCTTCCAAATACGTTAGCGTATTCAGTAAGAGCATTTATGTACATATAACCACCAAAGCATTCACGGTTCCACCCAGTCTGTATCTTGACTTTTGAATTATACAAGTCGTAGTAACTGTCACTTGAACCATAAAACCCCCACGACCACATATTATTAGCAGTTCCGTTAGCGTCTAACAGCTCAAAACCTAATCCGCTATTGTTAGTATAGTGCATACGCTTCATAAGTAAAAAATACTGCTCATCTTGAGTAGGTATTGAAATTGTTAGCGTAGCAACGTTAGAGCCTGTTACTGTTGTTTTTGATATAAGTTTTAATGCTGCTCCAGCTGTTGCTGCTAAAGGTGACGGAAATCTTGCAACAGGCACAGTACCTGATGTTATATCGTTTGCATTTAACTGTGTTAAATCTGCTGTAGGAACATCTGCATACTCAAGCTGCCCTACTACTTCATTTGCTGGAGTTCCTGATATGCTTTTTAGTTTTAAATAATTACCTGTTGTTGGTAAATTATCTGGTAAAACTAACGTATGAGATTGTTGAGCACTATGAGCTGGAGATTTAATTTTTACTGCGTTAGATCCGTTACTAGAAACAAGTTTTAATGTACCCTCTGCACCGCCAGCTGCTTTTACTTCAACTACTCCTGTACCGTCAGGAGAAAGTTTTATATTTTGATTATTAGTTTCTAAAGTATCTACTTTTATTTTTGACATTATGCCTCCTGATATTTATACAGTAAAAGATGAGTGCCGGATATAAGTGATCCTGAGACGTTGTAATCTTCTAATTTTATTCCATATATTCGTTTCTGTGCTACACTATCATCAAAAGAAGCCCAATACTGAACATGTGATGTGTTATTACGTTGATGCCCCCACAATATAAAATAAGCTTTTTGTGCATTTGTTGTAGAACTATCTTGACCTGTACCAAAATCTACATTAAAAAACCACCTTCTACTCGGAGTCCATCCTACAACTATCTCACTACTGGAGGTCATAGTTTGGCTAAAGTTATAGTTAGTAAAACCATGAGACCGAATATCTGAAAGATTGTTACCTCCGTTATCTAAAAAACGAAATCTTAAATAATAATTGCTGGTATTAGCCACAAGTTGTTTTGCTACTAATCTATAGCTGGTATTTGCTTCAAGGCCAGTAAATTGTATATTACTAACTGATCCAGAAGTAATCTTTGATTGACTTACTAATTTATAACCTCCACCACTTGTTCCAAATAAATTAAAATTAGCAGTTGGTACTAATCCCTCATTAAAGTTATTACCATTTAATGGAGAAGCAGAAGGTGTTGCTATCTGTTCAAGTTCTACTTGTCCTACTGCTGAAGATCCACTGCCTGTTATGCTATCAACTTTTAAATATCTATCAGCTGCTAAGTTATTTGAAGGTAAAGTTAATGTATAATCTTGTGCAGCACTGGCAGAAGGTGATTTTACCTTTATATTATCAAGTTGCAATGTTGAATCATTATCACCTGATACTTGTAAAACACCAGTCCCGTTAGGTGTTATTTTTAGATTACCGTTAGTTGTTACAGAATCTATGTTTTCAATTTGTATTTTTGACATTATACCTCTTTATATTTGTAAAGTGACACTTGTCCACCAACTACGTAACTATCACCAAAACCGTATCTTACGTTTATTCCGTGTATTCTTGTAGCATGTGTATTAGAATCAAAACCGGCGTATCCTTCTATAAATATGGTATCTCCTTGTTTATGTGTATCCCATATAACCCAGTGACCATATCTTATAGTTCCATTTACTGTAACAGCCTGACTATTACCTGTAGTAAAAATTACATGACCAGCTGTAGGTCCATCATCAAAATATGAGTTCGATATACCTAAAGGTATGTAAGACCAGTTATTCATATTATTAGCACGTCGGCAACAAGATCCCGTAGAATATTTATCTATATAATTTCCGTCTATATTTCCAATTGCATTACCACTAGAATCTAAAAACTCCATAAAATAGTTAATAGAAGAGGTATTATTACACTGAGCATTATGTATTACTACATGATACATAGCGTCATCCTCAAGATTTGTAAATCCAACACTATTTACACCAGTAGTTGTAATATTATTTGTGCTTACTAATTGAAATCCTAAACCTGTAGTAGCTGGAAGGGTAGGCATACGATCAGCAGGGACTGTGCCTGATGTAATATTACTTGCATTAAAATTTGTAGAACTAAGATCGGAAGTAGGAAAATCTGCATATTCTAATTGTGCAACATTATTAGTTACACTTTTAACTTTTAATCCTTTACTTGCTGCAATTTGATTATCAGGCAGAGTCATTGTGTAATTAAGATCTGCATGATTAGAAGGAGCTTTTAACTTAACGCCGTGACTTTGTAAATGGCAGTTAAGTTGTAATGTAGCATCATTAGCAGAATTACCTTTGACTTCTAACGCTCCAGTAGAACCCTTTGTAATTACATTTACATTTGAATTAGTGCTTGTTGCTTCAATTTCATCGACTTTTAATTTAGCCATAGTTTAAATATTTATAAAAAATTTATAGAGGAATTATTTGTTACAGTTACGGTAGTACCAGATGCAATAGTTATTGGACTTATGCCGAGATAATTATTGTCTGCCGTTGTTGTAAAGTTATTAGTAATTTCGTTATCTGCCTCTAAAAATAACTGTTCACCGCCAGAGCCTGTTAACTCTGTTAAACTAAACAAATAGAGTAATTTAGGTAACATAACTTTAAACTGATACAAATGATATATTGCTTCCGCTTGTCACAGTTAATGTAGCATTAATTGTTAAGGGAAGAAGATTTAGATAATTCTTATTTGTTCCTGTTGTAAAGTTAGTACTCATTACATTATCTGACTCAATAAATAATTCGTCAGTACCTCCACCAGTTAAACCTCCTGTCGATGGAAGGTTAGTTAAATTAGCTGCACTAATAGCTGGTAAAACAGCTGGAAATCTAGCATCAGGTATTGTACCCGATGTTAAATTTGTAGCACTTAAATTTGTAAGATCTACAGGTAAGTTAGTTAAGTTAGCTCCACTAATAGCTGGTAATGCACCTGTTAAATTTGCTGACGTTAAAGATGTAAGGTTTGCTCCACTTCCTGTAAAAGATGTAGCTGTTACTCCTCCTGTTACTGTTGCACCATTAGATGTAATTTCTAGCTTTGTATTACCACCTGTTTGTAGTTTAAGACTACCTGTACCAGCGTCATTGATTATGGAATCATTCGAGTCATGAAATATCTCTAAGTCTGAATCTGTACCAAGTTTTAATTTAGCATTATCATTATAAACATTATCACCAGTAAATGTATTACCAGTTGTAACTGCAAAGTTACCGCTAGCTGTTACACCACCTTGCCAAGAACCACCATTATAAACTTTAAGTTCATCAGCAGTAGTGTTAAAGTATAGATCACCTTCTTGTAAACTAGAACCGTCAGCTCTAGTTGATGGGTTACTCGAAGCAATTTGGTATGTGTCACCAAAAGCGTTAATGTCAGTTAAATTAGCTGCAACGGTATTAACGTTAGTTATAGAACCACCAACATTATTTACATTGGTTATGTTAGTAGCAACAGTAGTAATATCATTTATATTGGTATTGGCGGTAGTTACTGCGGTTATATTGTTTCCCACATTAGCTATAGCTGTTGCGTTATTAGCAACCGTTGTAACCTCTGTTGCCTTTGGTACTAATCTATGAAATGTATACGTATGTAATGTAGTTGTAGATTCTACTAAAAATCCAAATCCCGAAGGAATAGTGCTTGGTACATTATTAATTGTAATATTTGCATTATTAGCTAAGTTACCATTAGTTATAGTAACTGTTGTACCGCTTGGAACTAAATCTGTGCTAGCTGCTTTGATACTTAAAACAGCTGCCTGTCCTGTAGTTCCACCGGGGTTTGTATCAGGAAAACTTTGTTCATCGTTGACAATATCAAAACCACCAACTTCATCAACTAAGTCAATGATACGTGCATCAATAGCAGATGTAGTAGCTACATAACTATCACTAGCAGACCAAGTTTGTCCACTAGATATAGTCTCGCTGCTATCTTGTCTAAAATATAATGGGTCAAGAGCACCAGCGTCTAATTCTGTTTCTGTATAATATCTATTATCTAATTGACCAGCATCTAGCTCAGTTTCTGTGTAATATCTGTTATCTAACTGTCCAGAATCTAGTTCAGTTTCAGTATAATATCTGTTATCTAACTGTCCAGCATCTAGCTCAGTTTCTGTATAGTATCTACCGTCTAAGTCAGTAGATCCAGCTGCTGTAACGTGACCTTGAGCTGAGATAGTTATATCTTGAATGACGTTACCGTTGCTGTTATTGATGGTTGTGTTTGCACCAGCAACGTCATGATTAATAGTTACTTGACCTCCACTTGCAGTCTTTGAGATGTCAATACCGGCTAAAATATCATTATCTATAGCAGTATCAATACTAGAGTCTAACGTGGTTTTATTAACTGCATCACCAGCATTAACTGGATTACCAATATTAATAACTTTATTACCACCAAGATCTAGATTACCAGTAAAAGTACCTCCGGAAGTTGGAACATACCTCTGGTTTACCTCTTGTGTAACATATAAGTTCTGTGTAAAGTTATCGTTTAGATCTTCTGATTTGATTGCCG